CTGCTACCATAGCATTATCCCTGATAGTTAACATACCTCACCCCCTTTCTCTTCCAGTGGCTTCAACAAATCCAGCAGGCAAATATGGTCTTCTACCATATCACCGATGAGCTTCTTTGCCTCTTCTGATAGGTGGTTTGATACATGAATGATTTCAGCCAGTGCTTTCGCTGTGCGTTCATGCAACTCTGCCACGCTGTGGAAATCGTTCAGATACTCTTGGATGCTTTCTACTGTTTTCTGCTGTGCATCCTGCAGCTTCTTTTCATTGTCTTTCATAACGTTTGAATTTTGACAATATAAAACCCCGATACGAGCTGTCAGGTTCTCAAACGCTGAAACCTTGTGGGCATTACTGCTACCACACTCGTCGGGGAGATAATTATTTGCTAATAAAATGGTGGCACGAAAAACGCTGGCAGAACCAGCGACCTCATGTCGCGTTTGAGATTTGACGTTGCAAAAATACAAAGTTTTTGCTAATCTTGTTTCAATCCGTGCCATTTTTTATAATTTTTTAAAGTTTTGAATACGTCGACTTATCCACCGCCTGGATGCGCTTTTCGTCCACCAACAGGTCAAGGCATTTGTGTGCCGTCGGGTACGTTATACCCACCGCACCAGCTACCTCGGTAATGGTCATCGCGCCATACGCATTGTTAATCACTGCCAGCACAATAGCTGCATTTGCTCCGTGGTTCTTCACCACTCTCATGTCAATTGTCAATTCTTGTTTCATAATACTTGATTTTTTAATTATACGAATATTACTTTTCTTTATATACATATCGGCTCCTCCGCCTTATCTTCAATATACCACATCATCAACTGCTGGAACGTTGTCAGGTCGCGCACAACCACGTATTTATACCTGTATTGCGTCGCCAGCTTCTCAAACGTCTTTTGGCTGTCGCTTTGCTTACCGTCGGGCGTCTTCGTCTCGATGAGCAACCCAGCATATCCGTGACGTGGTATCAGTAGTATCAAGTCCGATACGCCAGCCCTGACGCCCTCATCCTTCATTATCTTTGCCGTCCATACGTTACGCGCCCCACCATTACCGACTGCAAAGAATAACGGCTCTATCGTTGTATATCGCTTACGGAACCAGCTTACGAAATCCTTTTGTATCTGGCTCTCCGTCTGTGGTTTTGTATCTGCTTTCTTCATATCGTTTCCAATAATTTATAAAACACCCTACGCAGTGGCAACGATGCGCCACGTACCATCTGTTTCATCTGCTCGGCTTCATCAGAAGTGAGGTATATCTCCGATTCGCCTGTTATTTCATTCTTCCCTGCTCTCATAATCCTTATTTTGCGTTTATTTCCGTTTTAACCGCGTTTTATGTCGTTGCCTTATAACTTACCCACTTTCGTAACAAAACGATGTCAGCGACGCTAAAAACCGCCTTTTTCAATATTTCCCTTTGAACATATCCATAGCTGCATTCAGAATCATTTCCGACTGGCTGACTTTTTCCTCTACATCGTCAACCGTACCCGTGACGCCATTTGCAACATTTTTCTTTGTCTGAATCAAATTATACATATATTCGTCTATCGTGCCATTTCCTAACAGATACGTACACGTCACCGCATTCTTTTGCCCGTTACGGTGTGCTCTGTCCTCAGCTTGACAACAGTCAGCATACGTCCAAGGGAACTCAACGAAAAGCACGTTACTTGCAGCCGTCAACGTCAAACCAGTGCCACCGCTACGATAATTCAGTATGATGAGCTTGCACGCTTCGTCCTGCTGGAACTTATCGACGCTGTATTGCTTTTGCTTGTCGTTGTCGTCACCCGTCACCGTGACCGCTTTCGGAAATTCGCGCTTCAATGCTGCCACCACCTCTTTCAGGAAACAGAATACTATCAGCTTATCGCCACCGTCTATCGTATTATGGATGACGTCCACTGCGCTGTCAATCTTGCCACGCGCCGACACCTGTTTAAGAATGTTCATTCGTACCATGATATCACCACGGATGGCTCTCTGCAACTTATCATCGTCTGCATTCTGATAGTCACGCAGATACTTGATGACATCTTTCTCGGCTGCTGCATATTCCTTACGGTTGCTGATGTCCGTTACAAGATAGCTGCGTGTCTTGTCGGGCAACTGCGTAAGCACGTCTTTTTTCTGCCTACGGAAAAAGCATACGTTACGCAATCTGAGGTTCAGTTCCTTGACGTGGCTTGACTTGTTCAATCCCTGACAATAACGCCCTATGAACTTCTGATAGCCGCCAAAGTCGTTCAATCTGTCCATAATGCGAAGCTGCTGCACTAAGTCCTCATTGTTATTGACAACTGGTGTACCCGTCAACTCTAACACGTATTCCTTACCCTCTGCGATACCCTGCACGAATTTCGACTGCTGGGTCTTGTTGCTCTTGCACTTGTGGCTCTCGTCAATAATGACGGTACGGAACAGGTTAATACGTGGGTCGAACTCGATACTTTTCATTGTGAAACGCTCCTGACGTATCAGCCTGCGGACAAAGAACTTTTTAAGGCTCTCATAGTTAGTGATGATGACCTGACAGAACGGTTTGCCGTCCAGTCGTTTCATCGTCAAAAGGTTCTGCCATACACCTCGGTTGCTATCGTCGAGTATCACTGCATCAACGCCACCGAATTTCTTGAACTCACGTTGCCAGTTGACCTTCAACGATGCAGGGCAGATGACCAGTGCAGGGAAAGCACCGCTGGCCGTCAGCGTGCCGATGGCTTGCGCTGTCTTTCCCAGTCCTGGCTCATCACCCATGATGCAGCGTTTTTTCTGCAAAGCATAGGCAATGCCCTCTTTTTGGTAGTCGTATGGCTGCACAAGCATATTATGAGGAACGGTCAGCTCTGGCATAGGCAACGGCTCGTAGCTTTCCACGGCTTCGTCATCCTTCATCCATCGCACCGTCCGCACAAATCCCTTACCTTGCGCCCACTCTGCCATGATACGCAGGTATTGGGCGTCTACAATGGCGACTTCCCAGTACTTATACTCGGCTTGATACCTTGCGCTTGGTATGCGCTTGGTGCAGGCTACGAGCATAGGATGATACTGGTAAGCCACCTTGTAGACGTTAGGTGTCAGCGTTATGTCCAACGTCGGTATCATCATGCCGTCTTACGCTTTTTACCCTTGCCCTTTTTGCCATCGTTCCCGATGGTTTGTACGTCAGCCTGTGGTACTTGGTCGGTTGTCACCTTGCCGTCGAACGGGTCTTCATCAGCAAAATTGAGGTCGCCCTCTTTAATGCCGTACTTTTGCTCGTTCCAATATGCTTTGGCTTCGTACACTACCGCCTCGACTGCGAGGAACAACTCACTGCAATATTTGTAGTGGTCATGCTCAACTGCACCAATCTTGGGCGATTCTACCTTGATAACATAACCACTCTGACAAATGCGGTTGCCGCTGATTTCGACAAACGTCTCTTCATCAGATAGCGTGATGGTGTCAACAGTCATCAGTTTGAATACGCTGCGGCTGTTGCCGTCCTGAATGCGGTCGGCTTCCAGTTGCTTCAATGTGCGGTTCTCGGCTTCGCGCTGTTCTGTCAACAGTGACAGGTGAGGGATGAGGGCATTCATCGTCGCCTTCAAATCCTTGTGTACGATGTTACCACCTGCAACGGTTACGATATTACCGTTGTCATCCTTGAACACAACATTCAGCGTGTTCTTTTTTGTCACTTGAATCTTAAGAAACTCCATAAATTTTTAATTAATAGGGTTAATACTTACAGACGGTGTGTCCATCTGCCTTTCTTATCACGTTTAAAGAAATTCATACCGAAAACTTCTGGAGGGTATTCCCCTGCCTTTAAGTTTTTCACTCCATTCTTTCCTACTGCTGGAAAATTCTTTTCTTTCATAATGATTTAATAATTAAATTGTGAATAAAACGCCTCGAAAAACCTATCTTCAGGCCGAGGTAAACGAATGCCTAATTCATCCCATGCGTCCTGCTGAATATTATTTAGGAACTGCGTCATCTGTCCGGTGTTCAACTTGCTCGACGTGTTATATATGCGCTCCAGCTTTTCGCCTACCTGAATCGTTTTCATCAGGAACTTTTTGCAATAGTACATATACACGTCATCCTTGTTGGTTCCCGTTTCACGCTCGATGCACGTCAGCCACATCCACATCAGGTCGTTCTGAGCGATACTGCGTTTCGTGCTGGCTCGCTTAATCGTGATGACATATTCCCCGTTTGAAAGGAAGTCGAAGACTGCGGCTGGCTCTTCGCTGAATGCCAGCCTGCCGTCTCGCTTGGTTAGGATTATCTGCTTAGCCATACGTCAGAATGGTAAATCTTTCTCGTTACCCTCTTGGAACGCTGGTGCTGCCTGCTGTGTTTGCGCCTGCGGTTGTGGTGCTGGTGCAGGTGCAGGTGCAGGTGCAAGTTGCGGAGTTGGTGCAGACTGTTGCGTCTGCTGCTGACTACGTGGCACGTAACGCTCTATTGAGTACGGGCGTATGCCTGTGAAGTTCTTGGTATTGCCCTGAGCGTCTTTATAGGTATTACCCTGCACGACAAACTCAATACTCACTAAATCGCCTTTCTTTAGACCTTGTTTCACCAGTTCATTAAGCTGGTCTAACCCCTTACCGCCAAACTCCAGTAAGGGTCTATTCTCTTGCAGTTGCTCACCTGTGATGGAATCGTAACGGCTGCAATCGAGATACACCTTTCTGCGTTGCAACGTCTTTGTTGAATCCGTCTTTGATGCGATAGTCTGCTGCTGGTCAACAGCGATTATACGACCAATTAATACAAATGCCATATACTTTGATTTTATAAAAGTTTGTATGAAATACTCTCGGCCACCTTCGTAGTCTTTTTGAAACTCTCGTAAACCTCAGGCATTTTTGCCTTTAGTTCCTTGCTATCGATACTCTCGCGCTCGTATGCTGCCTTACGCGTGAACTGGATGAGGTCATTACACCATGAATCCTCGTTTACGTTCTGCATAGCCGTCAATACCTGTTTCTTCAACTCCTTTTCACGCTCCGTCAACTCGTCAAGCTGATGTTTGACCATCATCAACTCTTCGATGGTTGCCTGCATACCGTCTGGAATCTCACCCTTGACGCGCTTCTTTTCAGGTTCTGCCGTGATATAATGGCTCAGTGCTGTAATCGCGCTCAGTGGGTCACCATCAGCCGCATACACCTCGACAACATATTTGCAGACGTCAGCAGGTATGCGCGTCAGTTCCTTGACCATCGGCTGACCATACTGTGGCTTTGGCAACCATATCAAATACAACTTGTTTGCCTTGCGCCCTGTCTGCAACTCGTACAGGTAGGCATAAATGCTCAACTGCACGGTAACGTTGACCTCATGTATCTTGCTCGTTGTCTTGATATCCCCTAAGCTGTCATCCATAAACACCTTATCAATGCTGCTGGCAATGTTCTTCTCGTCACTGACAAGGTATTCACTCAGTGCCACCTCTAAGCCTGCATCCTTGATAATGCGCTTGTAATCCTCAACGATGGGGTCATCAACAATACCCAGGCTGTCATACAACTCGCATTTCGAATGAATCAGCGTTCCATAGTCTGCTGCCTGCATCAGTACGCTGTCGGGAATGCCTGCGTAGGTGTCGGGGAATAACCACTTGACAATGGCTGTCACGCCACTCAACATCTTACCATTGAGGTTATAGGTGTGGTGTTCAGGCTCGAACACCACAGGGCTTTCAGGGAGATTGAAATTCTTATTTTCCATAATTCTTTTTTTATTTGAGATTAAACAATCATGCTGCCTTTGCTAATTCTGCCTTACGCTGGTTCACGGCTGCAATGAACCGTTTGTCATTCTTGTACTCCTTCTCATACTTGAAATACAGGGCTTTCAGTTCCTCGGTATCGTTAGCTGCTGCCACTTCCAAGATGGCTGCACCGAACTTGTCATCATTACCGAACGAATAACGCACACGACCAGCGTCATCTACTATAATAAGGTTTGATACCTTGCCCTCCTTATATTGGATGTCTTTTACATAGAAACGTGTACGAGGCTGTTTCTTGCCGCCTGCACCTACTTTCCATTCATTCTCTGCCAACGTAATCCATACGAAAGGACACGTATATAATTCGCGACCTATGCCCCAGTTAAAACAGGCACGCTTGAAAGCGTCGGACGCCTGACCCTTTTCTTTCTCGGTGTTACTCTCGACGCCTACATCTTGCTTGCTGACCCATTCGCCTTTCTCGTCGCGAATGCTGACGGTGCAGAACAGGTTTCCGTTAATGAGTTCGTGTTCACGCTTCCAGTTCATCGGACCGACTACCTCGTCCAGCAGACGCATATCCACTCGGGCGTCTTTATACATCAGCAGGCTAACGCCTTTGTCCGTTACTGTTCCAACTCGACAATCTATCTCGTCGGCTTTCAATTCTCTAAAATTCAGTCTTTCCATAATTACTTGTTGTTAACTGTTAATACTTAGTGTTACTTATTCTCTTTGGGGTCTGACCTTTGGTTGCACAACGGCTACGAACCATTCAACATTTCACAATGTCGCCACGATGGCTGTGCAACTGACTAAACAGAAAATTATACTTACAAAGTACATTTAATTTTCTTATAAATAGGTATGAAAATATTACGGATATACTCTATCGTGTAGACAATGCCAAGAAACATCATCGTTACTGAATCGCTGAACATCAATGCGCATGGTGCGGTTAATACTGCCAGCACTACAACGTTATAAACTACCTTTTTCATAATCTTAAATTTTTGCATGACGCAGCACGTCCGAAGCGTTGCAGAACCATTTTCCATTTTGTGCCGTGGCGTTCACTTTCTCTGCCCTGACCTTACCAGTTACAATGAGGTGCTCCAGCCTTGCACGACCACCGACAATCTTCTCTGCCTTGCGCAATCCGAATGTCTGGTCGTTCATCAATCGCAAGATTACCTGTAACCGTGCTTCAGCTTCATTGTATGGTAACGCTGTCGTCATTGGGTTAAATACTCTATTCCTTTTGTTCTCAATTCCTGCAGGCTGAAATCAATGCCTTTCTTCTCGCATATCATGTACGCTAACAACTCGGTGTCCTTGCTGACGCCCAACTTCGCGTAGATGGCTTTCTTTTGCGTCCTGACTGTATGATAACTCCTGCATAACCTGTTAGCTACTTCTTTATCTATATAACCCTTACAGAGCATGAGAGCGACCTCACGCTCTGCACGGCTTAACATAACCTCATTGCAATCTCATCATCCGTTAAGCTGTAACTATACTCACTTGCAACTTCACGCTCGACGCTGTACCAGTTTGGCATTGCATCCTCGATGAACCTTTCAAGCCGTGGTGACTTGTGACGTGCATCGTAGTGGCTTACCACTGCCAGCGTAATCTGACTGCCGTATGCGCGAACGTCAACTACTATCACGCAATCGCCATACTCCTTTTCGTATGTTGCCCTGTCATCACCTGCCATGATGGCTTCGCGCATCTGCTGGCGCATACCGTCTGACAACTCCCTGACTATTGTATCTACTATTCTTCTCATACCTAATTACTTTACATAAAGTGAAACCTGTAAACCTCTGCGCAGCTTGCATACGCACTTATCTAACATACAGTCCAGCGCACGCTGCACGAACTTGTAAAACAACTCTTCGCCTATCATTGCGATAATACCACTAACACCCATCAGCGTGTTAATCTTCTTGCCGTTCTCGTCACGACCGAAAACCTTGATACGGAAGTTCTGATTGATGAACTTGGTCGTGTACTTTGTAATGCCTTGTCTCTTCATAATTTTCTGTTCTTTTTTAATTTTACCCCGAATGAGGTATTGTTTTATTTGAGATTTATTTGTAACTTTGCCCCGTATTCTTACGTTGACGATGCAAAATTAAATAAAATATTTATTGATTGTTCAGAAACCCTTTACTTTTTAAATTATTTTAAATAGATATATCGGGTTTTTTAATTATTTTAAAAGTTTAACTCAAATAAAAACGACTATGGAGAAAAGAAAAATTAGCGGAAAAGAGGTTCGCTACCTGCTTAAACAAAATTCTATCAACCTGTCTTGGTTGTCTGAGCAACTTGGTATATCAGCACAAGCCATGCAGGAACGTTTAAAAGCCCAGGAATTCAAATCTGGCTATCTGCTCGAAATCTCTAATGTGCTGGGTCGTGACATTTTCGGAATGAAAGATTCTGATGGAAACTCACTCTTGAAACAACCCATCTTGGACATACGTGTGTGTGCTGGCAATGGAGTTGGGCTTGAAGGTGACGAGAATAAGGTCGACGAATACGTGAGCATTCCATCCATGCAGGGTTGCATCGGTTTGACCGTCTATGGCGACAGCATGACACCAAAATATTGCGCTGGTGATGTCGTGTTCGTCCGTCCTATCCCCGTGGTGGATGACATCGACTACGGCTCAACCTATCTTGTCATCACAAACTCTGACCGTCTGCTAAAGAATATCTATCCGTCAAAACATTCTGATGACTGTCTGCGCCTTTCATGCTTCAATGAAGAAGTTAACCACTTCAATGAACGCATCTACCCCGACCGCGAAATCAAAAAGGAAAATATAATATTTATATATAAGGTCGTAGGCTCATTGAATCGTACCCAGATATAGTTATTTTCGCAAGAAAACGGCTCTAACAGCATTTTACATCGTCGCCCGATAACTTATAAGGCGAACGAATAAAAATCGCTTAGGACGCAGAAAAACGAATAAATTCGCATTTTCACGGTTTTATATGTAGTTGATTTAAAAATGTATACGCAGGAAATCCATTTAATTGATTTCTTTATATCTATTTTCAACATTTTCACCCGTGACGATTGGCTTTCAGTGCCTTTCGTTACGGGATTTACAGAAAATTATGACTTACAGTATTTACAGGCTTTCAGTCCATATATGGTGCTGGTAGCGAATAAAATCTATTCGTTTTTACTATGACTTCGATAAAACTTGCTGTCTTGCGACATACACGTGCAAAGGATGGCTCTTACAAAATAAGAATAAGTATCGGGCACAAGTCCGAGACACATTACATCGTTACAAAGTACAGGGTCGCCAGTCTTTCCAACTGGTCGAATGGTGTAGTCGTTGGTCAACCTGACGCAAAAATCATCAACCTCAAACTTCGACAACTTCTCAACGAATACGATGAACGACTTGAACGAGTACCCAATCCAAGTGACTATTCTTGTGAGGAACTGCGCAACCTCTTGCGCGATATGAGAACCAAGAATGATTCTACAACCCTGCAGGAAATCGCCAATATCTACATAGGCAACCTACGAAATGAAAAACGTGAGAGTACAGCACGCATCATGGAATACCAGCTTAAACGTTTTCAGACGTTTACTCATGGTAACGTTTTTCTCTCTGATATATCACCACGTTTGATAGATGAGTACACCCACCAATTACGAATGCAGGAGTATTCGTCATCATATATAAATATTTCGCTCTCGCAAATCAAAACGATGGTCAACTATGCAATCAAGATGCAGTATGTGTCCTACGAGGTACACCCGTTCGCTTACTCGCACAACCTGCCAACCATTCCACGCGACACGTCGTTACCTATCGAGGATATACGAAAGATATACAACTACCACCCGAAACGTATTGCCACACAACGCAATATCGACCTGTTTATGCTTTCATTCATGCTGGGCGGCATGAATATGAAAGACTTGCTCAAATATGATTTCCGTGACGCCACCACCATTTCATACATCAGACAAAAAACCAAGCTAAAGAATTTCCGTCCGACTGAATTTACCATTCCTGATGAAGCATTTCCTATCATTAACCGTTGGATGGATGCAAAGACAGGACGATTGAAGGTTATGCGAAATGTATTATATGGGTCGTTCCTATCGATGGTAACAAAATCACTGAAAAACGTGGCTAACAAACTTCAACTTTCAAAGACTGATATCAATTTTTACTCAGCAAGAAAGTCTTTCGTTCAGATAGGTTTCGACCTCGGAATACCTTTAGAGATATTGGAATACTGCGTCGGGCAGACAGTCAAAACAAATCGTCCAATCTTCAACTATGCAAAGATAATGAGCAAGCACGCTGATGACGCCATTCGCAAAATACTCGATGAATTAAAAACCTCTCCATCCATCACGGACGAAGAGGGAAACTCAAATAATAATAAAACATAAACATTTCGCTGGTAGGTGTGTGTTAAACAAAACATTACAGATATCATTTCTTTCTACCAGTGAACCATCGAACAACAAGATATATGAACATAAGGAATAATATGATTGTACTACCTGTCATCACTTTTCCGTAATCAAGGCAAAACGTTTCCCATTTTGTAAACTTACGTTCTACGGGTTCAGGTACTGGAATACTATCCACACGAATGCTGTCGCGCCAACGGTCACGCCAACGGTCGCGCCAACGGTCACGCCAGTGCTCAATCAATACAGTGTCGCCTTTTATGAGGGTTGTCGTGCTGTCGTGTATCTCGGTTTCTATATATACGCTATCATGCACCGTCACACGTTCAGTACTGACTGTTTCCACTGGAATATACTGCACGGACTTACAGCCAAACAATAACCACACTATACCTCCATAGAATACAATGACAAACACCCACGCCACAATCTCGATAATGATATTCTCTATTTTCTTCCACATACTATTCGACGGTTATATAGATAGTATCTTTTGCCTGTTTTAATACCTCATACAGTGCCCTGAACGTCACCGTACTATCTAAGACCTTTCCAACCTGCTTATTTTTCCCGACAAGGATGCACCCCTCAGTATCGTTCGCCGTATTGCCGATATGAATCAGCACACCGTCGAATGCTGGCACGTTGATAAGTCGTGGCAACCGCCCACCGCAAAACTGGTATGCAGTCTTTTTTGAAAACTTAGGGCTGACCATATCCAACGTCACGCGATAACGCCCGACAGGTATTGCCGTTACGCCACGTCTTTTCAGATTCTTATTGACAGTCACGGGTAACGCCTGAGACAGTCCACGGTCTTTATCTTCGATGGTGTCACAGAAGTATTTCCTGTCAATGTACAAACGCCCGATGGTGTATGTCTCTTTACGGGCTATTCGTTTAAGCGTCAGTTCCATCTTTTTCTAAATTTAGATACTTTGCAACCGCTTCCGCGATTTCCTTTGGGTCGTTCTTGTGCTCGGCAATAGCTTTTGCCAGTTTGGCCGCTTCGCGCATCTCTCGCTGTTCCTTAACGTCGGCAGGCTCATAGATGCTCTTAATCTCTATGGCGGCAACAAATAATACCGCACCAAGTGTAAACAGTGGGAACGTATAAGCCGTCCAGCCGTTGAACAGATACAGGAACACGAATGCCATAATCTGAATCGCGTCAACGACCATCATAGCCAGTATCGCGTTGTAGTAACGACTAATCTTGTCAACCGTTCGTTTCATCTTGTCGCTGTATATCGGCTCGCCACGTTTCCGTGCCTTACGGATGCCAGCCCAATAGTCCAGTCCGATGAATACCAACGGCGTAAACAGCAGAAGCACCAC